TCGAGGTTGCCGGCCGCTACCAGCGCGCAGTTCTTGTGCAGGCTGCGCTGGCCAATCATGCGGTCCAAGATGACCTTGTAGGCGGCTGCCTGCACGGCTTTGGGAGCTGAGTTGGCTTCGTCAAAGAACAGCAGCCAGCCGTTGTATCCCTTGGGTGGCTCTTCACCTTCCAAAGGAAACGTGTCCATCGGCAGGTAGCCTGCCTTCTGACGGGCCACATCGATCTGTGGGAAGCCAGCGAGGTCGGTGGGGTCACACTGGCTCAAGCGCAAATCGATGAGCTTGAGGCCGTATTCCTTGGCGATTTGAGCCACGATCTGGCTCTTGCCGATACCAGGTGAGCCATGGACCATGGGGACGATGTTGGCCTTGATGAAGTCAGTCACCATGGCGGTGGCTTGGTTGATTTTTACTTGCACGATGAAACTTTCAGGAGGGTGTTGTGGTAAGTCATCAGGAGGCTGAACAGGTCGTTCTTGTCCATGATGGGCAGTTTGGAATCAGCGAAGTCGATGACTTCCTGGAGGCTTCCCATGGTGGGGAAGAGGCCCATAGGTGCCGCGCGGAGCTGCGGCTGAGGGTTGACGGCAGAGTGGGTCATTTCTTGAAATGCAGAATGGTCTTGGCAATGAAGTCCAAGATGACGTCTTTGAAAGAGCGTGCGGGTGGAGTTGTGGTGACAACAGGAGCTGGGACTTCAGAAATCTGAATGTCTTCAGCTGAAGGTTCCATACTGATAGGAAGCTCGAGTTGTTTGCGAGGACGGTGGACACGGAGTTTGTTCACACCCAGTTCTACACACACGCGGTTGATGGTGCGTTTAGAGACGAAATGCAGCTTGGCAAGCTCGTCTGAGTCGTAGATACCTTCACGGTACGCAGCGGCGATGAAGTTCTTGGTGTGTTCATCAAGGCATTTGACTGTCATGGCTTAATTTCCTTCCAGAGTAGCGTTGACCATGGCATCACTGAGCAGTGCGTAATACGCAACTGCCCTTGGAGTGAGCCTGAGGTATTTGGTACGGCGGTTCTTGCCGACTTGTTCATGCCAGATGAGTCCAGCAATCAGCAAATCGTCAAGCTTGCGGTGAATAGTGGCTGGTGAGCCGATTTCTTGAAGCGACATGGCTTCAGTGACAGTCAACGGCTCGTGAAAGTGGCAGCAGCCGATGATGTCGAGGAGTTTCTCGGCGGTGAAGTCGACTGTGAAGTTTTTAGAGGGTTCGATCTCGGCCGATTGGCTGAGAAATTTGAGGTACAGCGGTGTCATGGGTCATGATGCTTTCTTGTTTAAGGTTTCATGGCAGTGAATGCAGATGCTTCCGTAGGACGGACCACCACAGGCCCGGATGGGCCCTGAACATTCGCGGCACATGATGAATGCGTGGGTGTAGACGTAGCCAGGCTTGGCTTCGTGGATGGGCTGACCTGCCTTGTCATAGCCAAGGACGGGTTCAGTGAACGGTGCAACGGGCTTGTTGAGGACTTTGTCCATGCAACCGCCCATGCAGTCGTATTTGCTGCAGATATGGCAACTCATGGTGTGCTTTCAGAAGACCATGCAGTCGGGTGAATTGCAGCGGTATGGACCGCCGCTACCCAGATCTTCATGGAGGTTTTCAGTAGTGCCACAGCAGCGGCACTTGGGAACGGGTGCTACGTAGGGTCGGTACCACTGGCGCACTTTGGAAGAGAGCTTGCGGTACTCGGCCTCAGTCAAGTGGTGCTTGAGGGTGTGGCTTTTGACTTCCCAGGCAATGGGTTCAGAAGGTTGGACGTTCATGTGCCAGGCTTTCTTGTTTTTCCGTCTGGGCGGTATTCACAGACGATGTAGCGGAATTCCACTGGGCTTTGGCGCTTGTAGAGCTCGTCCAGTGCGCGGTAGCAGGTCTTCTCTGTTGGGTAGCCGATCTCACGATAGAGACCGCAGCCGCCCAAAGAGCCAGTGGTGCAGATGATGAGTACCCACTCAATCATGAGACACATCCTTTCGGATGCGCACACGAAGAGCTTCACCCCAAGCCACAGCCCAGATGATCCAAAGGATCCGGGCTGCGTCGTTCCAGTCACCTGGGTTGGATTTCCACATGGCCAAGGCCACGAGACAGTAAACAAAGGCCAACCCCAGTGGGTAGGCATAAAAGTCGCGGTATTGCGTCATGGCATGGCTTCTAGGTTCTTGCCTGCCCACTCGATGTACTTGGCAGTGGTGCGGGCAATTTTGCTGGGTTTCTTTTTGGGTTTTGGTTTAGGAATTGAGTTGGGCGATTTGGGCGAAATTTCTTTTCGCCCAACTTCGGGCTCATAAACGGGCCATGGTGCGCCGGGTGCGAGGACTGTTTTCATGGCTCCATCTCCTCTTTCTTTTCGGAGTAGCCACAGTCGTCGCATTGCCAGTAAGACCAATGGGGCTGTGAATAAATGGGCCCACCGCAGCGTGGGCAGGTGGGCTCCCAGTCTTCTAAATCGTCTCGATCTTCTGGCATGTGTAGACCTTTGGTTTTTGGGAGAGGTAGTAAAAGGTCACTGCAGCGAGCAACACGGCGGTCGCCAGGACTGTCGAGGCGATGGTGATGAGAATGGTTTTCATTTGGGAATGAACCCCCACATCTGATAGATCTGGTAGGCAGCAAGGCCAACCATGAATAGACACACCACGCCCCAGGCACCAGCTGCATATTTGCTGCGCTGGACCATGAGCTGGAGTTGCTTTTGCTGTTCCTTGAGGAACAGGTCATAGACACCGGGTGGTGCTTGGTAGATCAACCACTCACGCAAGGCCTTGTTCTTTTGGGCCTCTTCGTATTGGTCCATGGCTTTCTCCAAGGCTTGGAAGTCCAAAGCGGTTTGGGGATGAATGCGGCGGATCTGTTGGGAGACCTTCTTTTTGAGGTCTGCCAATGACTCGGATGGGGATTCTGGCTGGGTCATGGATAGCTTTCTTGGTTTTGTGCAGCCTATAGGCTGGGTATAGTCAAAAAATGAAATCCTGACTCAGTCAGGATATCGGTTTAGAAGTTTTTGGTTTTGGGCAAAAAAATAGGGCCCACCTGTTCGGTGAGCCCCAATTTTCCCAATCGCCCAGCGCCGGGTAGGCGCCTGCTTGGATCAGTTCTGCTTGATCAGCATAGAAGTCTTCTCGAGTTCGAGAAGTGTCTTCTGATCGTCAGTAAGGTCTGACAGGACTTCTCCATCGACATCTAACTGAAGCCCAGGCCCAGGCTTGAAACTGGTGCAGGACTCTGCAAAGTTCAATTCAGGGGCCTTGGAATAGAAGTTGTCGAAGGGTGCGTGCGGGTTTAACCCCAGTGCACAGTTGAAGGCAGTGCCCTCAACCGTGTAGTTGCTGTAGCCCTCATCCCTAAGGATGTGGAACTTGCACTCGGTGCACTTTTTGAAGAGTGACACGTAGGGCCGTTTCGTGGGCTTAGCAAAGGCCATAGTTGGACTGGCGGATGACATCGCCCAGGTTGTGGTTCAACTTGGGGAAGAAGCCTGTGGTGCCATGGATCTGGCTCAACAGGTCGTCCAGCAAGAAGCTGTCAGCCAGTTCAGCCATGATCTCCTTGTACTGCCAGCGCACCCAGTTCATGTTGTTGGGGTGTGCTTTGAACTCGTCATGGATGGTGACGAGCTCGAATGGCTGGTACTGGAGCATGCCGTTCACGATGGTGGCGAGGCCATCCAGGTGCTTCTGACTCAATTGACACACGTTTTCATGGGTCAAAAGTGGCAGGATCACGGCATCTGCCACGGTGCTGCGGCTGAAGTGCTGCAAGTACGGGTAGATGGGATCGGTCTCGTCAGCGGGTTGTGCCAGTTGGCCCAGGTTGCGCGAAATCATCTCGATCTCGATCAAAGCAGCTGCGTGCTCTGCAACCTCACGGTTGTAGTTGCAGCGGCGGTGCATGGACCGCAGGATGTACGCATCCACGGAGTGGGTGAGGTTGGCAGCATTCGACAGCCCAGACTTCTGCCCTTGGTTCTCGTAGAACTCATAGGTGAAGCTGGCACCGTCCAATTCGTCCACCTCGATGCGGGCTTCCTTCTTGGTCATGACCTTGATGCGTGCGTCGTAGCCGTCAGGCAGCACCCACTCATGGCTCAGGGCATAGGGTTGCCAGCTGGCGAGCAAGTCCTGGAGCAGTTCCCAGGCACCCGGTGCAATGGTCTTGGCAGCCTGGTAGAAGGCAGCCAGTTCAGGCGTGTCCTCACCGAAGAGGGACTTCGGCTGGGCCTTGGAGCCGTAGAACGAGGTCATCAGGGCTTGCTTGGCGTCGCTACGCGGCACCACCAGATTGCCACCGAGGATGACATTCATGGCTTCAGTGCACGCGGTGTAGGCATCGGCACGCACATCAGGGTCAACAAGACCGGTCGCACGAGCACCCGCCTCGCAGCCCGTGAGGACTGACATGACTTGGATGCCAGAGCAGGTACCGTCGACACCTACGAGATGACCCATGGGCAAGCCTTGCTGGGCCTTGCGGATGGCTTGAACAGCCTTGAGGTAGAGCGGTTTGGTCTCAGCTTGACTGGCCAATGACTCGAGGTCATTGATGTTCTCCTCAGTCCACGCAATGCGGGCTTCGAAGGTCAGCTTGTCCAGTCCGTACTGCGTGGCAGCGTCGATCAGAAGGTATTGGTAGCCTGTGAAGAATTTCATTTGGGTTCCTAAGGTGGGTTGAGTAGTTCGAGAACTAAAAGTTCTTTGGGGACGTCCTCCAGCAGAACTGGAGTAGCGTCACAACGACACCACTCTGATGGGTAGAAGTTGTGACCTTTGGGATACTTCATGTATCCACCGTTGTAGATGTCTGGCGGCAAGCCTTGAAACCTCATGGTTTCGTTTTGCCGAACAGCAGCTGTCAACACCAATTGATTGGCGTAGTAGAGCCGTACAACACCCAGCATCACGGCACATCCAGGATGAGTAGATGTGCCTTGAATGCCGTTGGGAAGTTGTCGGGCTTGACTTCTCGAAGATGTCCACCGAGCACCATTCCCCAGGTTGGGGATTGGCGATCAGCACCCAGGTCGAGGCAGTAATAGCCTTGGAACTGATTGAGATCGGCACCGTCATGGGCTTCTTGAAAGTTGCCCATTCGGTACAGGTAGTAGCGTGGTTTCATTGAAAGGCTCCAAGGATCAGTAGTTTGGTTTTGAACTCAGCTGGGATGGAGTCCACATCGCGTGGCCACCATCTGCCTTTGCCAATCACACCCCAACGGTCGTCGGGTTCTTCTTCTTCAGGGTCGAAGACAAAGTGGTTCTCATGGCTCAAAGCAATGGCCCAGCTGGCTATAACCTTGACGTCCTTACCTTTCCAGACGTAAAACATGCTCATGTCGGCACCCCCAGGATCAGCAGGTGCATCAGGAACTCTTTGGGCATTTGTTTTTTGGTTCGTTTGTGGAACTTCTCTTTGAACAGAACCCGCCAGTTCTTCACGATGGTGTCGTAGACGAAGGCATGCCGGTAGTCATCAAGGTAGAAGTCATCTACTGCAATGACAGGTGCATGCCCTTTCCAGATGTAGAACCGGCTCATGACACCCCCAACAGAAGTAGGTGTGCCCTGAACTCCGCTGGGAAAGTATCAAGGGGTCGAGATTCCCAAGATGCCTGCCAGTCACGAGTCTGGTCGTTTTGCACCCAGATGCCATAGCGCAAGGCTGTGCCAAAGGCAAAGCCCTCGACACACGGGCAATACCGGTACTTGTGCATCGACACCTGTTCAAAGTCTTGAGCAGTCAGCCTGCGCGCGATGACAACCAGCTTTTCCTGGTACCAGAAGTACGTCGCACTCATGGTGCACCTGTCACGATCTCCTCATGAGCGAGCTCAATCGAGGCTTTCTTGAAGGCGGTACCTTGAGTGGTGATGTGGTACCCACAGGCATAGATGCGGCCACGTTTATCCACCTTGTGGGTGAGATAGAACTTGTTGCCACACTGCACCATCAGGCTGTAGAACTGGTAGGACTGACGTTTGAAGTCAGCCCACAAGTCCTCCTTGTCCTGGTTGTCGAGCTCAAATGTGGGTTCTTCTTCAACAGTGCTGAGGAAGTCCGTATCGAGTCGCAGGGCTACCCGGTTCATGAGGTTCAGAACATCTAGACAGATGTCACCATCGTGGTGATTACCTGTGCCCAGGATCAACGAATCGTTGTGGGTCAGGTAGCCGGAGCTGAAGTTGTGGGTCAGTTCCAGTGGTTCACACACCATGGGTGGCAGATACTGGGAGTTCTCGATGAAGTCCACCAGATTAACTGGCAGGTTCATGCGAGACACCAGTGTCAGGCTGGCCATTCTGTCTGGTTTGTCGATGTCAAAGGCATCTGTTTGGCACAGCACACCAAGTAGCTCCGCTACCGTGGTGATGGCTTCAGTGCGGTCAGAGAACTTCAGACGGCAGGCAATCTGGGCACTCACCGAGGTGAAGAGCTCAGGCTTGAGACAGTAGGCCACACCGATGAACATCTCCATCACCAGACTTGGGATGTCGAGTTGCTCGAGCTGGGCTACACGTTTCATCTTGGATTCGTAGTACTCACCAGCCTGATATTTCTCAACAAGCATCACACCCATGAAGAGTTTCTTCTGGGTGTCCTCATTGCTTTCGAGGAAGGCTCTGATCTTGGCATCGATGTGCTTGCGGTTGTACCGCTCTTCATTCATCTCTTGCAGGATGACTTGTTTGATGGTTTCCATGGGTTCCTCGTCTATGGAATCTGGCAAAAGCGCCAGCCACGGACGGAGTCCAAACTAAGGGCATGACTGTCTCTGCTGAGGTTTTCTGCGCACAAAAAAAGACCACCACCCCATCCGAAGATAGGGCAGTGGTCTTGGGTCGAGGAACCCGATGCTTAGTCGCCGAGCGCGAAGCCCGAGGCATCAGCCGGTGTGGCCGACTGGTACTCGATCTCCAGCTTGGCCAGGATCTGAGCAACGCGGCTCGGATCTTCGTTCAGCCAGGCCAGCAGATGCTTCTCGCTGTGCTTGGATTCTTTGAGCGGAATAGCACCGAGCTTCTTGCGTTGACCGTTCTTGCTGGGCAAGTACAGGTTCAAGAAGCCTTGAGCTTTCCAGCTGTCGTTGGCTTGGGTTTCGGTACGCTGTGCGTTGGATTGATTAAAGGCCATGAGAGTTCTCCAGAGTTAAAGGATAGAAGGCAGGATTTGCCACCTTTGGGCGGAGCCCAAAACAGCAGCTGTCTCATGACCACACGCACAGCAGGGCCGGAAGGTAGCACCATGTGAATGCGGGTCAGATGTAAGAGTTGTGTCAGGCATTGATATAGATCAAGGTAGACAGGGCTTTAGCCCCGCCATGCGAGAAGTGCCCCAATGCCACCCCAAAGGGCTATCGCAAGCAAGGTTTGGGCAGCAGTGATGAGTTTGGTTTTCATAGGGTTTACCCTTGGTTAGGATTGAAGCGGGCTAAGTCATCCAGACGGACGTACTCAGCGATGACGGTCTCAGGCACAAGGCGAAGTGCCTTGGCCAGCTCGAGAGGTGGGAAGCCTTGGCACCATGCGGAGTAGATGTCAGCAAGGGTTGAGGCATTGAGTTGGGCTCGTGACATTACTCACTCCATTTCTTTTCACAGTTGTAGATGAAGGACACCAGATAGATGGCCACGAATACGAAGGTCACGGCAGCGCCGAGAGCAACGGGTTGAAAGAACTCAGGGACTGCGAAGTAGCAGCCGAGTTCAACGAGAGCAAGTGCTGTCATGAGGACAGCAATAGATGCTTCGGTGTAGATGTAGAAGATGCGCGAGATGTTCTTGCGAGTGATCATTGGAATGCTCCTTGGAATTTGGGTTGTGATATCGGGTTGATATCGGAATGAGGATGAGGTGAGTTAGTGCTGACTAACTGAGGGGAATTAGAGAACTAAGCTGTCGCTCAGTCTTCTCTCACAAAACCTCTACCCGATGGGTATCGGTATCCACTGAAGCACGGAGTGCTCTGTGACTTGAGATGACGCAGTTCTAGGGTAGAACTGACTATCTCTATGTGTTGAATGTGTAGAAGGCTTTAGCCCTCCGAAGAGGGCTTGGGCTTATGCTTTCTTGTTGTTGGCAAGAACTTTAGCTTTGACTTCTGAGATCTTGAGGTCTTGCTCAAGTTCCCAGTTCTGGACGTGCTTGTCGGCTACGGTAACGACACGGTTGACCATGTCGCCTGAGGCTTCAAATGCTTTTGCGTATTTCTGTAGTGCGAGGCAAACAGAGATGACGACGTTGATGATTGCTCCAAACATGTTGAGTACTCCTAGGAATGGAGGGCGAGATTGCCCACCAGTGCACGGAGTGCGAATGAAACGCTAGGCAGGGCGCAGCGTATAGGGGGGGGGGTAGTTGGTATTGATGTGTAAACACAGTCAGTCCTGCATCTGTACCCATTTTGCAAATTTCCCAAAAACCCGTGCCTAAAAATTAAGCAGCAATTCCCGACCAAAGTCGCGGGGATTGTTTTCTCGCTAAACTGCGGGCACCCGCTGTCTTTGGTGGTTCCTCCCTATACTCCGTATATATGGTTCTACTGTAACTATTAAGTAGTACAGTCTTTTAGGTCTTTTCTTTTTGGTTTACTATATGCACCCTATAAGGTGTTTTTATAGGAAAACCATGACTGCTCTGACAGTAGACCAATTCAAGATGGCCCTTCCCGATAAGGTGAAGAAGTCCATCAACCAAGAGCTGATCGACCAGATCAACACGACTCTTGCTGATCCCGAGATGTATGAGAGCTATCGGGATAACCTGCTGAGCTACACCAAGGTGATGGCCGATGGCAGGTTCAAGGTGCAGGAATATGTCAATGCCGTGAAGTACGTGAGCCATAAGTTGATGGGGACCACGAACATCGAGGCGTATTCCAAGACCTTCCCCGACAAGATCACGAGGTTTGCTGCTCAGGGTGTGACGGCGAAAGACATCGCAAGCTATGTCACGGCCTACAACAAGAGCAAGCTGGTCAACCTGATCTTCGAGCAGACGCTGATCCCCAGCTATGTGCTGAACCAGGATCTGTACCAAAAGGCCTTGAATGTGCAGGCCGAGCTGATGGTGACCGCGCGCTCTGAGAAGGTGAGGAGTGATGCGGCTAATAGCCTGCTCTCCCACCTGAAGATGCCCGAGACCCAGAAGGTGGAGCTTGATGTCAAGGTCAAGGAAGACGGCTCCATCAGTCAGCTCCGCCAAGCCACGATGGAACTGGCAAAAGCTCAGCGCTTGGCCATGGAGTCAGGCCAGGTCAATGCCCAAGAGGTGGCCCACAGCCGGATCGTGTATGAGCCCGTGGATGTGGAAGCCAAAGAAGTGACCAATGCGTAAGTGGACTGAACAGGGGCTCTTTGTGCTGACTTGCGTGATGGCCGCGCTGTTCATGGGTGCAGGCTGGGGCGCGCTGATTTACCAGTTCGACCGCGAGGTTGGCTGGTGGATTGGTGTGGGGTTTGGCTGTTTCACCTTTCTGATGCTGGTGTTCGCCGGCTGGGATGTGGAAGGCCGCTACGCGGAACAAAGAAAGCGACGATTCGATGATTGATCCTGTAGCAGAAGCACTGGCACCGTGGACGGTTGAGCAGTACCTGAATGAGACCGATTACATGGTCGACCCGAACTATGTGCCCAGTGACTTTGCACTGGAGTTCGTGACTTTCATCAAGCTGGTCAACGGCGCGCAGGGTGAGGAGAACAAAACCCCGCTCGTTCACTACCGAATGCTAGACACCATCACCTATGGCGGCCGGCGGATCATCAACCTGTGCCACCGGGGTATTGCCAAGACCACTGTGATGGGCGAGTACCTGTTCCTGTACATCGCCACCTACGGTGAGATCCCTGGGTTCGGTCGGATCGACCTTGCGCTCTACGTGTCCGACTCCATCGAGAACGGGGTCAAGAACATGCGCAAAAACTTGGAGTTTCGCTGGGACAACTCGGACTTCCTAAAGCAGTACGTGCCGGACATCCGGTTTACCGACATCCGCTGGGAATTCAAGAATGCCGATGGCAAGGTGTTCATCGTCAAGGGCTACGGTGCCAAGACTGGTGTGCGCGGTGCAAAAGAGCTGGGCAAACGCCCGCAGCTGGCGGTGCTCGATGACTTGATCTCAGACGAGGACGCGCGCTCCGCGACGGTGATTGCGGCGGTGGAGGACACCGTCTACAAAGCGGTGGACTACGCGCTTCACCCGACCAAGAACATGATCATCTGGTCTGGTACGCCGTTCAATGCAAAAGACCCGCTGTACAAGGCTGTTGAGTCTGGTGCTTGGGCGGTCAACGTGTTCCCAGTGTGCGAGCAGTACCCGTGCAGCCGTGAAGACTTCCGTGGCTCATGGCCTGATCGCTTCACCTACGACTATGTCAAGCAGCAGTACGACAACGCGGTGAAGCTGGGCAAGATCGACACGTTCAACCAGGAACTGATGCTGCGAATCATGAGTGAAGAAGATCGAATGATTCAAGACTCAGACATCTGCTGGTACAGCATCGACTTGGTTCTGAGGAACAAGCACCGTTTCAACTTCTACATCACCACTGACTTTGCCACCTCACTCAAGGACAAGGCCGACTACTCAGTGATCAGCGTGTGGGCCTACAACAATGTGGGCGACTGGCTCTGGGTGGATGGGGTGTGCAAGCGTCAACTCATGGACCAAAACATCAATGACCTCTTCCGTCTATCGCAGATCTACAAGCCACAGTCTGTGGGCATTGAAGTTACTGGCCAACAGGGCGGTTTCATCCAATGGATACAGGGACAAATGCTGGAGAGGAATATTTACTTTCCTCTTGCAACCGAAGGCAATGAACAGAAGCCCGGCATCCGCCCAAACACCAACAAGCTCGTTCGGTTTAATACCGTGGTTCCTCTGTTCAAAGCACGGAAAGTCTTTTTCCCATTAGAGAAGAAGACCGAGCCTACAATCCAAGAAGCCATGAATGAATTAAGCCTGGTTTCCGTGTCTGGATTCCGCAGCAAGCACGATGACTTTATCGACACGATCTCGATGTTGTCGTCACTGACCCCTTGGAAGCCATCGGAGGAAGCGCCGATGAAATCTGCAGGGACGGGCGATGGGATGTGGGAACTCGACGTTGACGACGAGCCTACTGACCGGATGGCGTCGTACATCGTGTAAGGAACTACCATGAAACTCAAAGAAATCTTCGATCAGCTGACCTACGGTGAGCTCTCTCAAATCTCCATCGGAGGCGGTGCGGCTGGCACAGTGCGCGCTGAGGACTACCCCAAGTTGGTGGCCCATGTGAATCTTGGTTTGACGGCGCTCTACAAGCGCTTCAATCTCAAGCGCGGTCAGTTCAAGCTGGTGCTGCAGCCCAATGTGACGATGTATGCGTTGAACAGCAAGTTCGCTGTCACCAACACCCGCAGCCGTGAGGCAGTCAAGTTCATCAACGACACGGGCATGCCGTTCCGTGATGACTTGCTCAAGGTCGAAAGCGTGTTGTCTGACACTGGCTACGAGTTTGGGGTCAACAACCCAGTCGATCCGTTGTCAATGAACACCCCCAGCCAGCGCATGCTGGTTGTGCCGGCAGACGTCGTGGCCCGGGCCGATTGGCTGGCAGACGAGATGAAGACGAGTTCCCTTACCGTGTTCTTCCGAGCCAACCATCCCAAGCTCGAAGCCGAAGATGTGGAGCCAGAAGACCTCGAGATCGATCTGCCCGAGACCCATCTCGAAGCGCTGCTGCTCTTCATTGCCTCGCGCGTGCACACCCCGATCGGCATCGGCGGCGAAGACAACACCGGCAACACGTACTTCCAAAAGTACGAGCTGGCTTGTCAAGAGTTGGAAAACAAGAACCTGCAGATCGACACCGGCGCGCAGTACGATCGCCTGCAGAAAGGTGGGTGGGTCTGATGGCTACCGATTCAAGACTTGCGCGCGCAGGGGTCAGCGGCTACAACAAACCCAAACGCACCCCCAGTCATGGCAGCAAAAGCCACATCGTTGTGGCCAAAGTGGGCGAAACGGTGAAGACCATCCGCTTTGGACAGCAAGGCGTCAAGGGTTCGCCCGATGGTTCCAAGCGCAATGAGGCATTCAAGGCCCGACATGCCAAGAACATTGCCAAAGGTAAGATGAGTGCAGCCTACTGGGCAGACAAAGTGAAGTGGTAAACCCGCGCACCCATGAAAAAAGCCCCGTGATTGGGGCTTTTTTCTTTGGTTCATCGGGTTTTACTTGCCGGTCGACCCAAATCCACCTTCACCACGGGCGGTTTCATCGAGAGAATCCACCTGGTTTAGGCTGATATTGGCGATCGGGACCACCAAAAACTGCAGAACTCGGTCTCCAGCGGCCCAAGAAAACGGCATGCCGGACTTAGTTTTGATTGCTGCCTTCCATTCTCCGCGATAATCTGAGTCAATGACACCGCAAGTGTTGTTCAACTCGACACCGTGTTTAGCGCCGGCACTCGAGCGGGGCAGCAACAAAGCCACATAGCCATCGGGAACTGCCGCGGCAAATCCGAGACCTACCAATTGGCTTGCACCAGCGGCTTCACCTGCCTCAGGCATAAAGATGTCGAATGCTCCTGCTTTGTCAGAAGCCTTTGTTGGCATAATGAATGCCTGATGAAGAGATTGAATGTCCATTCTGTTTACTTTCAAGGTTTAACGGGATGATCTTAGGTACCTAAAGAACGACGCAGATTATGACCGACAACGATACACAAGCAGTACAGCTAGGGCTCGAAGCCCCTGCGTTGACCAAATGGAAAAACCCACCTAAGTTGGGCACGCTCAAGCAGGATTTGCTTTTTGCAAAACCCACGCACAATCTTCAGAAGACCAAGATCGGAGAGTGGCTTGACAACCTGAACGTCACTGGTTCAGCAAAGGTCAATACACCCAAGGGAAACTCGAGCATTGTTCCGAAGCTGATTCGAAAACAAGCCGAGTGGCGATATGCCGCATTGAGTGAGCCATTCCTCAGCACCGACGACGTGTTCAACGTGCGTCCTGTGACTTGGGAGGATCGCAATGCAGCAAAGCAAAATGAACTGGTTTTGAATCACCAGTTCAATGTGCATGTGGACAAGACCAAGTTCGTCGATGAATACGTGCGAGCCGCAGTCGACGAAGGTACTGTCATTGTTCGAGTGGGTTGGGACTTCCAAGAAGAAGAAGTCGAAGTCGACGTACCAGATGTGCAGTACGTGGTCAACCCTGAATATGGCCCGATGCACGAGCATCTGGACCAGCTGGAAGAAGAGTCTCCCAGCGAATACATGACCGACGTTCCTGAAGAACTCAAGCAAGCACACGAGCTTTACAAGGAACAGGGCCAACCAATCGAGCCACAGATTGTTGGCTCCAAAAAAGAAAAGCAGATGAAGACCGTGGTGAATCGTCCCACGCTTGAAGTCTGTGACTTCCGCAACGTGATCGTTGACCCCACCTGTTTGGGCAACATCGACAAGGCTGGCTTCTTGATCTACACCTTTGAGACCTCGATGGCCGAGCTCAAGAAGGACAAGCGCTACAAGAACCTCGAATACGTGAACGTCGACAACAACACGGTGTTGGGCACTCCTGACCACACCGCATCTGACGGCGTGCGCAGTTTCAACTTCCAGGATGCACCGCGCAAGAAGATCGTGGTGCACGAGTACTGGGGCTTCTGGGACATTGACTCGGACGGCAAGACCGAGCCATTCGTGGCCGCCTGGGTAGGCGACACCATGATCCGTATGGAGGAAAACCCGTACCCCGACAAGAAGATCCCGTTCGTGATCGAGCAGTACCTGCCCGTTCGCAAGGCGATCTACGGCGAGCCAGACGGCGCGCTCTTGGAAGACAACCAGAAGGTGGTCGGTGCCGTCACGCGCGGCATGATCGACATCATGGGCAAGTCGGCCAATGGCCAGACGGGTATCCGCAAAGACATGCTCGATGCCACCAACCGCCGCAAGTTCGACAAGGGTTTGGACTACGAGTTCAACGCGAACGTCGACCCTCGCCAAGGTGTGTTCATGCACACCTACCCTGAGATCCCTCAGTCAGCCCAGTTCATGCTGAGCCTGCAGAACATGGAAGCCGAGTCGATTACGGGGGTCAAGGCCTACAGCCAAGGCGTCTCGGGCCAGTCACTCGGTGATGTAGCCGCCGGCGTGCGAGGTGCACTGGATGCAGCGTCCAAGCGTGAGCTCGGCATTCTGCGTCGCTTGTCCAATGGCATGGTCCGCATCGGCCGCAAGATCATCAGCATGAACGCTGAGTTCTTGAGCGAAGAAGAAGTCGTGCGCATCACGAACGACGAGTTTGCCGTGATCCGCCGCGACGACCTGGGTGGCAACTTCGACTTGAAGCTGTCGATTAGCACCGCCGAAGAAGACAACAACAAGGCCGAGCAGCTGGCTTTCTTGCTCCAGACCGTGGGCCCCAATGGCGACCCCGACATGGTCAAGATGATCCTGGGTGACATCGCACGGCTTCGCAAGATGCCTGACTTTGCACACCGCGTGGAGACCTTCCAAGCGCAACCAGACCCCTTGGTTCAGGAAGAAAAGCAACTCAAGATCGAATTGCTCAAAGCGCAGATTGCCAAGGAAAACGCCATGGCTGCGCAGCACCAGGCAACCGCTCAGTTGAACGCTGCCAAGAGTGGTACCGAGCAAGCCGTGGCTGCAAACGTGCAGTCCGACACTGACCTAAAGAACCTAGACTTTGTGGAGACCGAGTCAGGCGTCAAGCAGGAACGTGCCAAGGAATTGCACGGTGAGCAAGCCCGCGCGCAGATGGCAACCAAGACCATGGAACATGACTTTGCTCGTGAAGAACGAAGCCACGATCTTTTAAAAGAATACGTTTTGAATAGGGCTACCGCAAAAAAGTAATATGATCGGGGAGTGGATAGATCCCTATCCATTCCTCTATTAACTTTTTTGAAAGCACTGGTAGACAATGAGTAACCAAATCAAAGTCATCGAAGAGAGCATCAAGTCAGCAAAGAAGCTGGTTGAGCTGGCCGACGCACTCGAGCGTCTGAAGTCCAACAAGGACTTCAAAACCATTGTGATGGAGGGCTACTTCGAAAAAGAAGCTATCCGTTTGGTTCAAGCCAAGTCCAATCCGTCGCTTCAATCTCCTGAGATGCAGAAGTCAATCATCACTCAGATTGACTCAATCGGCAATCTGAACCTGTTCTTCACGACCCTCGTCCAACAAGCTGCCATGGCTCGCAAGAGTATTGAGCAGGACGAAGCGGCCATTGAAGAAATCGCAGCTGAGGAGGTCTAAGCATGTCTGAAGCCACCCCTGAAGATAAAGTTCAAGAGCCCGACTACCTCAACATGTCGGACGAAGAGATCCGAAACATGACTGCACCAGTGGCAAGCACCACTGAAGCCATTGAGGAAGACGACGACGACAAGGTGACTGATGACCAAGACGGTACTCAGGACGACCAGGACGAATCCAACAAGGACTCAGCTGATGCTGAGGACAAAGACGACCAAGCCAAAGGCGATGACGACGAGGCGGCTGCCAAGCCGGCCGAGGAGGAATCGGCTGAAGGCGCGGTTGATACCAAACCCGTAGAAGGTCAGGACGGTAAAACACCTGATGCAAAAGATTCTGCAGCGGCTGATGAGAAAAAGCCTGCAGATGAATCTACAATTAACTTTGAGACAGAGTACAAGCGTCTTCTGGCTCCCTTCAAGGCCAATGGCCGTGACATCCAAGTCGGCAACGTTGACGAGGCAATCACGCTCATGCAGATGGGTGCCAACTACAACAAGAAGATGGCGGCTCTGAAACCCAATCTGAAACTCATGAAGTTGCTTGAAAAAGCAGAACTTCTGAGCGAAGACAAAATTAGCTTTTTGATTGACCTGAATCGTAAAGACCCAGCCGCAATCAACAAGCTAGTTAAGGACAGCGGCATTGATCCTATGGATCTTGACGCTGATAAGGCAAGCGCATACAAGCAGTCTACTTACACTGTTGACGACCGTGAGATTGAGCTGGATACGGTCCTTGATGAAATTCAAGGAACTCCTTCGTACACCCGGACACTCGATATTGTTAGCACTAAGTGGGACGCTGCAAGCAAAAATGTGATCGCTGGAAATCCCCAGCTGTTGCGAGTTATCAATGACCATATTTCAACTGGCATTTATGACCGCATCCAGAAGGAGATTGACAACGAGCGCATGTTTGGTCGCTTGAATGGCGTGTCAGATATCGAAGCCTACCGGCAAGTTGGTGATGCACTACATGCTCGGGGTGAGTTCAACGCTTTGGCCAAGGGTAGCTCCCAGCCTAAGCCACCAGCTCCCGCTGAGAAAGTTGTTGTGCAACCGAAACCGAAGCAGGTTGATGGTGACAAGCTGAAAGACAAAAAGCGAGCTGCAAGCTCCACTAACGCTGTGGTTCCTAACTCTGGTACTCAGGACTTCAACCCCCTGTCGATGTCAGACGAAGAATTCAGCAAGCAAGTCAACAAACAATTTCTGTAACGAAGGAAACTCATCATGGGTATGCAATTCAACAATCCTCCTTCGACGCCTTCGAGCGTCGGCTCTCAAATCCAAAACTTCTTCTACGCGAAGAAGGCCCTGGTCGAACTGCCAAAACTGCAGTTCTTCAGCCAGTTGGCTGACACGACTTCTATGCCAAAGAACTACGGCAAGAAGATCAAGCGCTACCACTACATGCCTATGCTCGATGATCGCAACATCAACGACCAAGGTATTGACGCTGCCGGCGTAGCTATCACCAACACCCAGTACTACGTCACTCTGCCTCGCGCAGTGTTGGCCGTGGCAAACGCTTCCAAAGCTGCTGCCGCTACTGCAATCGGTGACAACCTCGACGGCGTGACTGCTGTGGCTGGTTCTGACGGTTCTGCTGGTACTGGCTTGGCCACTATCACCGTGACTGGTTCGTTGAACTTCAAGGTTGCCAACGCAACCAAGGCCAACACCATCGTCGCGTTG